TTGAGCAAGGCTATTCCAAGACGATGGCGGACCAGACCGCCGAAACCCAGATGGACGCCGGTCCTGCAAAGATCCGGCGCCGCTTCACCACGAACACGACCCGGTATCAGCTGAGTGTGGCGATGGATCAGACCCAACTCGCCACGTTCGAGACGTTCTATTACACCACCCTGCAAGGCGGGTCTTTGTCCTTTGACTGGGTCGAGCCCGTCACCCGCGTGGCACAGACCTTCCGGTTCCGAAAGCCGGTCCCCAGCCAGCGGGCCATCATGTCAGGAAACGTCACCCTTGTGTCCTTCAATTTGGAGTGCCTGACTTGAGGACGCTTTCTCCAACCGCGCTGCAATCGGCCTTCGCTCAGGAGACGGGCGAGGTCTGGCTCGTGCTTCTCACGCTGGCCCATGAGAGCCTGACCACGCCCCTGCGTTTCGTGAACGACATGCAGGGCATCACCTCGCGCGGCGACGTGTTTCAGCCCTTCCCGTTCGAGGTGGAGTTTCCGGGCGAAGACCCGGACCAGCCCACCGATGCGCGGCTCGTGATCGACAATATCGACCGCAGCATCGTGAAAACCCTGCGCGCGATTTCGGCGCCGCCCGAGATCACGCTTGAGGTGGTGCTTGCATCGCAGCCCGACACGGTCGAGGCCGAGTTCACGGGCCTGATCCTGCGAAACGTTTCCTATGACGTGTCGAAGGTCAGCGGCACCCTGCGGTTCGAGGACATCATGACCGAGCCCGTTTCGCTCCAGATGACGCCGCAGCGTTTCCCCGCCCTCTTCTGACCTTGTGCAGGGCCCCCGCGCGGGGACAATGCGCGCATGATCCCTGCATGGTGCGCAAACTTCGTCGGCCTTCCCTATGCCCCTGGCGGTCGCACCCGCGAGGGGCTGGATTGCTGGGGCCTTTTCTCCCTGGTGTGGACCGAGCATTTCGGCCGTCCCATCCCCGACTATGACGGCGCGGCTTGGCGCCCTGGCGCAAATCACCATGACGTGGCCCGCGCGGCCGAGAGCTTCGCCCGGCGCTTCACGCTGATCGAGGCGGGCCAGGAGCGCGAGGGCGATGGCATCATGCTCCGGGTCCGTGGCGTTCCGATGCACATCGGCATGGTCGTGGCCCCGGGCTTCATGCTGCACATCGAGCAAGCCAGCCTGTCCGTGATCGAGCCCTACCGCTCCATGATGTGGGCCCGCCGCGTCCTGAGCTTCCACCGATACGAGCGAGACCAGAATGGCTGAGCTTCTTCTCCCTGGCAGCGATGTGCCGGTCATGCAGGTCGATGCGCAGTTCCTGGGCGAGACCCGGGTCGTGGTTCATCCTCACCCGTTCAGCACCGGGGTCAACCGGGTCAATGTGCCAGAGGGCTCGACGCTGGCCGAGATCGTGGCCGCCTCTGGCGTCTTGCCCGAGTATCACGGCTTCCTGCAGGTCTGGATCGGTGACCACCAGATCCCGCGCGAGCTGTGGACCCGGGTCCGGCCGCGCAACGGCGCCCATGTCTTTGTCCGGGCCGTCCCGATGGGCGGCGGCGGCGGGCAGGGCGGGGGCAAGTCCTTCCTGTCCTCGATCCTCATGTTGGCCGTGGTCGTGGCCGGTGCGGTGTTCGCACCCATGCTGGCCGGGTCTCTGGGCTTTGCAGCGGGCACCACGGCATTCTCAGTTGCGCAGGGCCTGATCGGGGCTGGCATCAGTATGGTCGGGGCTCTTCTCGTCTCGGCCCTGATCCCGCCGCCAAAGCAGGACCAGCAGACGAGCCAGCGCGCTCTCCTGTCCGGGGTGCGGAACCAGTTTGCTCCGTATGCGGACGTTCCGCGCCATTTCGGCAAGCGCCGGGTCTATCCCCTGCAGGCCGCGCGCCCCTATACCGAGGCGCAGGGCGATGACCGCTATCTGCGGGTCTTGCTGGCCGTGGGGCTCGGCCCGCTCAAGATCAGCGAGATCAAGATCGGGGACACGCCCATCGAGGCCTATGAGGCCGTGACCATCGAGACGCGCGAGGGCTGGCATGCCGATCATGCGCAGTTCGGTGCCTTTCCGCTGAAACCCGCCTTCTCGGAGGATTTCACTGACGCGGCCGCGAATGGATGGACCACGCCCAACGCCACCTTGACGCAAAACGCCAGCACCATCACCTTTGCCCCGACCGCAGGCAACCCGCAGCTTGTGGGGCCTGCAATCTCGGTTGACGGCGCGACGAATACCAAGGTCCGGGCCCGCATCCGCAGGCTTTCCGGCAACACTTGGGATGGCGCCTTGTTCTATAACACCGCCGCCCATACGACCTTCTCGGGCAGCTTCTACAAGGACATTCCTGACCCCATCGTCACGAACGGCGAATGGGTCATTGCTGAATGGGACATGACCGCCTTGACCGCAGGCGGGAACGACTGGGTCACCAGCACCATCACGAAAATCAGGATCGACCTAGCCTTCGACGTGGGCCAAGACTACGAGGTGGACTGGGTCCAGATCGGTGACCCTCTCACGGGCGACACGCCCCAAACCATCTTCACCAAGAAGGTGATCGAGGACAATTTCAACGTCCTTCTTGAGGACGGCGGAACGGGCCCAGGCATCACCTATGGGCCGTGGGTGACCAGGACCACCCAAGAGGGCTGCTCCGAGATCTCGGTCGATGTGACGTTCCCCTATGGCTTGGCCCAGTTCAAGTCGAACGGCGACGTGAAAGAGCTGGAGCTGCAAGCCGAGGTGCAATACCGGCCGGTCGGCGGCGGGGCCTGGTCCGACGTTGTTTGGGACGGCAACGACGAGGCAGACGGCACCCAGACCAACGGCAAGGTGATCGGCAAGGACGCCTCGCGCACCCCCACCACGAGGGGCGGCCGCTGGCTCTTGCCCTCGGTCGGGCAATATGAAGTCAGGATGCGGCGCATAAGCCCTTTGGTGACGCCCGAAAAGAGCTTTGCCCAGCGGATCGAATGGACCGCGCTGCGCTCGATCTTGCCCGAAAACCCGGTCAACCTCCCCGGCATGGCTCTGATCGCGTTGCGCTTGAAGGCGACGGACCAGCTGAACGGCATCCCCGACACCATCAACTGTGTGGTCGAGAGCTACTTGCCCCAATGGGACGGGACGGCCTGGAAATGGGACGTTTCCCGCAACCCAGCTTGGGCCTATGCCGATGTGGCTCGCCGCCGCGCCACGACCCGCATGATTTCAAATTCCCGCCTCAAGCTGGACGATCTCAGGGCCTGGGCCATCGCCGCCGATGCCACCGCGCCGAACGCGGACGAGCCTTATTGGGAGTTCAACGGCACCATCGAACGGGGCTCGGTCTTCGACGCGATGCGCCTGATTGCATCCCATGGCCGGGCGAGCTTCACGATCCGCGACGGCAAATACTCGGTGGTCAGGGACATTGCCCAGACCGTTCCGGTGCAGCACATCACCCCGCGCAACTCTTGGGGCTATTCCGGGGCGAAGGCTTTCCTCGACCTTCCGCATGCCCTCAAGCTGCAGATCATCAACGCGGAGAACGGCTATCAGGAGGACGAGGTGATCGTCTATGCCGATGGCTATGACGAGAGCAACGCCTCGGTCTTCGAGAGCATGGATCTGCCCGGCTGCACCAGCTCCACCATGGCTTGGCGCGAGGGGCGCTATTTCCTTGCCATCGGCCAGCTGCGGCCTGAAGAGCATTCCGTAAACATGGACATCGAGGCGCTGCGCTGCACCCTCGGGGATTATGTGGTCCTGAGCCATGACGTGATCTCGGTCGGCATCGCGGCGGCCCGCGTGTCCGCCCTTGTGACGGCCGGTGCTAACACCACCGGGATCGTCCTGGACACCGTGGTCCCGCAGGTGCAAGGAACGGCCTATTCTGTCCGGGTGCGCAGGGTAACTGGCGCATCGTCGCTCTACCCCATCGCCGCCGTTTCTTCTTCCTCGGACACTGACACGCTGACCCTGGCCTCGCCCGTTGCGACCTCGGCCGGGCCGAAGGTGGGCGACCTGTTGATCTATGGGGAGACCGGGCTTGAGGCCGCGCCCATGATCGTGAAGCGGATCGAGCCGGGCCAGAACATGACGGCAAAGCTCACGCTCGTGGATGCCCAGCCCGGCGTCTGGACGGCCGACACGGGCCCGATCCCGCCCTTCCTGACCTATGTGACCGATGACACGCCCGTGGGCCAAAAACGCCCGCCCGCGCCGTCCTTCACCTTGGCCTCTGACGAAAGCGTCCTCCTGCGACTGGCCGATGGGACGCTGCAGGACAGGATCGGCCTGACCATCGGCCCGCTTCCGGCGTCCAAGGTTCCAGTGACGGACTATGAGGTCCATTTCAAGCGGACCGAGGAGGTCAACTGGCGCCAGGCGCTCGTGTCCAAGGTCGGCATCAGCCGCGCATTCATTGCCCCCGTGCTGCAGGGCGCGAGCTATGACGTGCGGGTCAGGACCGTTTCGCAATATGGTGTCACCTCGCCTTGGTCGAAGATCACGGGTCATGTCGTTGTGGGCAAGACCACGCCGCCCGAGACCGTGGCAGGCTTCACCGCAGAAGCCCGCGTGGACGGGGTGCAACTCTCCTGGACCCCGAACCCCGAGGTGGACATCGCCGGGTATCAGCTGCGCCTCGGCGCGGAATGGGACACGGCCGAGATCATCTCGAACCTCGTGACGGGGAACTCCTTCTTCTTGGGCCTGAGCGTGGAGGGGGATCAGACCTTCATGATCCGC